GTATATATCTTTTACGTCGCTATGAACATCACTTACATTTTTACCTAAAGCTTCTACAGAGGTTTGAATACGAACTAAATCATCACGTTGTTGTCTGTTACGTAAAGAAACACTGCCAACGCTAACGAAACAGGCAGTTAAAAGAGCACCAGCAGTAGCAGCAATGACTTCTACCATTTTTATAGGTTTACTATTATTCTAGTACTGCCCAGTTCTTTTAACTTATGGATGCCCAACAAAAAGTCGAAGGCCAAGCCAACAAAGAAGACAAAAAAGGGATATTAGGAAAACTTCAAGAGATAACCCCAGACAAGGATGAACAAGTAGCACTCATAGGAGTTGCAGTAAGACTTGGAATCGTTGTGTGGTCAGGTTTTATCCTTACTTTGGCTTATGTAGACTTACCTGGATTCCAGAAACAAAACTTCGATCCAACTTTCATAGCAAGTATTTTTACATCAACCCTCACGGCCTTCGGCGTTCAGGCAGCATCTAAAAAAGGGAATGGCGGCGGAGTAACTAAAGAAGATATGGAAGCAATGATTGCCAAAAGCAATACAACAGGTGGCGAACAAATCATTAGAGTACAGACTCCTTTGACCATTAATGGAGCCGAGGTTGTCAAGACCGATCCAATCACAGGAAAGGAAGTTGATCCCGTAACAAACAAACTCACATGAAGAAACTTTTCCTACTACTTCTCTTAGCGTCTCCTGCTAGTGCAGATATGACGCATAACATCACAACTTCAACGCAGTTGACAGTTAATGGAGCCTACACAGACTCCAACCGTATAGGTAGTACTTATGCAGTCTCAGGTTCCAATATCAAAGTTGCTACTGATGCTCATTTTGGCAAGCTAACTGCTGGTACTGCTACAGCCGCAGCAACATTAGATGTTGGTGCATACGAGATGAACACTAGCGGCTCGGCGTTCAGTTTCAGCGAATCATGGAATCAAGGTGACGCTGTAAATGCCATAGGTTCAGGTGTTGATGTTACTTCAGGTGTGGTAGCAGACATGCCAGCTTACGGAGAAGTTTTAACGATGTCTGGTGGAGTTGCAGGAACCCTTGCTGGAACAATTACTTCGGCTGGGGTTGTAACTTTAACTGCTGGAGGGGCAAATACAAGTGCAGTGGGGTCAGTGGTTACAAGTCTGACCGTGAAGTAGATAAATGAAAAGGTATTTACCATTATTATTAATATTAAATACCCCTTATATTTTAGCTGTGCCAGTTGTTCCCAACTTTTCTTCGGGAACAATGTCGGCAGTTACACGTACCACACAAAATGTTACTGAAACTATTGTCTCTACTGATTTCAACACTGGGCATACTTATTCGGTCAATGGAACGAATATTGCTATTGATGGTGACACCATTGCACCGCCGCCCTCTGAAGTTGCCGAAACGATTAACGGAGTAAGTTATACATGGACAGGTGCAGACCTAACGAACAAACCAAACGTCACAATTGCAAATCCAGGTCAGGCGTTCCAATACGTCGAAAGTTACGTTGGTCCTGGTTTGTCCAACATGACAACAATCAATCGAACAACAGTTTTAGAAAGTGTTACCGAAACAACCTCAGTTTTCTCGCAATAATATTATTTAGTGGATCAAGTGCGTTAGCTAACACCTCACAAACTGCTGCTCCCGTGGCGAATACGTCAGCTAGTCTGACCAATATGGCAATACAGACATTACAAGGAAACCTAATACAGAACCAATACGGTGGTGGAGTGGTTTGTCAGGGGCCAATGCTTACATTTTCTCCCTTCATTACTGACTCACATACGTTCCAAAAACCTAGAGAATACCTTTACGATGCCCCAGTCTATGACGATGATGGCAACATTATTTATCATCAACAAACAAGGACAGGACAGAAGGATAATTTCTCACTTAACGTTGGTGCAAGCTTAACTTTTTCAATGCCACTTGATAGAAGATTTCAGGAGCGTTGTTTGAAAAATGCAAAACTACAAGGAGATCATCAACAGCAACTAATTGATAATAAAAAATTAGATTGGCACATCGCAAGATTGAGAGAATGTGGAAAATTAAAGTTAAGTGGAATTGAATTTGCTGCTGATTCTCCTTACTTCCATCTATGTGAAGACATCGTAGTTAAACCTAAAATGGGTCAAGTCTTACCGCATAGGCATCTTATTTCTTCTCCTTCAAAGGAGGCAAACCCCTCTTCTCCCGATAAGAATTAGTTCTTTTTTCAGATAAGTTTGGTCGTTTTATTTTCTTACCTAAAGCCTTCTTCACCTTATTTACTATCTGCTTAATAATCGGTTTGACTGCCTTCAATAGTATTGGTGTAGAGAGTGCAGCTGTAGTCGCCACAAGGGTAATTCCCCCTGTTTTTACTACTTGAGGCACTGTTGGTATCGCATCAACTATCTGCTGTTGAACATTTAATTTTTTATATCTAGTTACACAACGGTTTCCTACCAATTCATACCTAATAATCTGCTTAGTTCCTTCTTCTACTTTTGTCCCAACTTCAGGCGCACCATCAGGAGGGCAGGTATCTGGTTGTTCTCTCGGCACTTCTGGTGCTGGAGGGATTTCTGGCTCTTCGTGTCTTTGTTCTTCTTCATCTTTTATAGGAACAAACCTCATCGGTTCAAAATTCATCGGCTCATAACTTGGTGTCGGAGCAGGACACAAGATCATATTGCCATCTGGATCGTTATTTATAAGCGCATCATTTTCACCACTACGCCTTGCTTTAACACAAGGCATCTCAATTACTGGAAATCCTATAGGAACATTTATTGGTACGTTTGGAGGATTAACGATAGGTACATTAATCACATAAGTATTAACAGGTGTAACCCCAATAGGGTCTATCTCAATCTTCGGTATCAAGAGACTGCCTTAGCTTGCCGTAATAGTGTAAATGCTTTTTACCATGTTCTATTAGCCACTGGTTTACAGCATAAGCAGTTACAGAAGATAAAGTTTCGCCTTTTGCTACAGCTATCTTTTTTAAACAGACATGATCAAAAGTCGTTAAAGGTGTAAAAGTTACCCGTCCTTCAGTATTTTTCATACTTAGAAAGGATTAAATGGAACACCTACGGCTTTCTTCTCTTCGTTCTTTTGTTGCCCAGGTGTTAATGCTCCAGTAGGTAAAGCCGGACCAGATAATCCAGGGAGTTTCATAGAACCCATTACCTTTTCCATTGCTTTATCTTGAAGCATCTTCTGGTTATCAGAATTGGTAATCCAGAGATATGCGAAAATTCCTCCACCAGCGATAGAAGCTGATAGGAGGAAGGCTACAACAGCTACTCCGTCAAGAATCTTGCGTATCATTTTCCTCTGAGGTTAGGAGTTCATTAAGCACTTTAAGAGCACCATTATCTTCAATAAGAAGTGGTTCAAGCTTTCTGATTTCTGCTTGCAGAGTGGTTATCTGTTTTTGTTTATCGTTGTATGTAGCAACGTTAGCATCGTAGCGTGATTGAATTTCATCACGCTTTTGTTCTGGGCTAGGCATGAAACTAATATTTAGTTTTGCCTAATGTTACTGCAGCATCCTGATCTGTAAAGTTTTCTGTTGTCCAGATAGATGTAGTACCGTCTTCTTTCTTATAAGCCTTAATAATTTCAAGGTGTTCTACGTTGCGTTTGATTTCTGCTTTTTGATCATCTGTTTGAGAAGAAAGAGCAGCAAGTGTGTTGATCACTGTGACGCTATCTCCAGCATTAGTGAAGATAGTTGCCACTTCGTCAGTTGTACGTTCAGCCATTGTTTTACCTAAATTAGAAAGAGTTTGTTGTATCAGTCCAAGCATCAGTAGCAAGAATAGTTAATATCTCACTATGCGTGTATGGACCTTCTGTACTAGAAATACTAGATACAAAGGATGGAGTTTCACCATCCCATTTTATAAATGTTTTTGAATTATCCACTGATTTACGGAGACCGTTTTCAGTTTCTTTAACTTTTGAAAAATCTACTTTAGATAATTCTGTTATTGGGAAAATAACCCAACGTCTATTTTCAAATCTTGTCATAGTTAATTAAAGTCCAAAGGTTGATTTAGTTGCATCATAGTTATTGGTAACTTGAGTAGACGTTAAACCTGTTCCTTTGTATATACGAACTTGGGCAATTTTGCCATTGAAGAAATATTGATTTCCTCCATAATTACCTATATATGCAGTAGCTGTTGTATCTGCTACTGTAAAAGTAGCAGTGACACTAGCTTTCTCTACTTTATCAATATATATTTTCCAAACATTACTAGCTCTACTTATAACAACATGATGCCATCCATTAGTTGCAAGGGTATTACTTCCTGTAACTAAGG